CCCCTCTCCATCTAACCTAGAAAGGACATTAACATGCCACTTCTTCAGTTTGATGTTGAGGGAACCTATCTCTCTTCGTATGGATTGAAGACCCATACGACCTACTGCCTCACGGCAAGATTCCTCGAATCTTATGGTAGGCGGCCTATATCATGACCAGGTATACGTCGAGACTTGATGGCCTCGTTACTTACTCGCGTCAATGGGAAGTGCAAAGAGCTCCTTACAAAGCTCCTTTGCCTTACTATTACAACACGCGTAACGAGAATCCCTATCCTTACACAACTCATGGCCAGCAAGTGAATGATGCTACTTATATGCATACCGAACTTACTGCGTCAGATTACAGCAAACTCACGAATGTTGTAACGTTAGCCCGCAGCCAAGCGGTCTCACGGTTGAAGGAGGGACGGGGTGCGGCCCTTGGCCTCACCCTATTGGACTGGCGTAAAAGCTTGTCCATGATCACCGGCGCGTTAAAGGCACTGATTTGGTTGCAGCCAAGAAAGAAACTCTATTACAAGAAAAAGTCGGGAGACTTGTTCTTGGAAGGAGTTTTTGGTTGGTTGCCCCTTATTAGTGACATTTACGCGGCGATTAATGTGCTTGATGGCGCACATAGGAGTAGCCCTGTAAGGGGCAAAAGCAGTATTATATATTCCAGAACATATAATACGTCCAATGAGAAGACTATTCTTCAAATTGAACTAGGCGCCATGGTAGGCGCCCAAGGTAGGATGTCAAATCCGAACTTGGCTTTACTCAGTGATCTCGGTCTCATCAACCCCGCCGCAGTCGCATGGGATGCCGTTCCTTACTCGTTTATCGTTAACTGGTTTATACCAGTTGGCACCTATCTCGAGTCCTTAACAGACTTGGTAGGATACGATGTAGAGAACGCCTATGTAACAACGTTCGCAAAACGGACGTGTGTCGGCAAAATACGGGTATTACATCCTGTAACTGGTCAACTGGTTTGGTATGATAGAAGAGTCGAACAACTAACCGTTGATCGACAGCTAGGTTTTCCTACGCCTTCTTTTCCTCCTTTCCAGCTACCCAGTGCGGACCTCTTCAAGTCCCTTGTAACGCTCTCTTTGTTACAGCAGAAGCTTCAGGATCCCCCAAAGGATCCCCCGAAGATTCGGCCGATGACAAAGGGCCCAAAATGGCGCTTGCCAAAATAACCAACCAATCGGAGCAAATATGCCCCAACTCGCTGATATCACAGCAAAAAACGCAGCTGCAGTTAACACTGTCTTCAAAGGTCTCGTTCCAGCGTCCGGAGATACTCCGGCACTCTGGCGAGCCCAGTCGGTCGCACCGGTTCCTGCTGCTCAACCCAGTATGACCGTGTCGCATCGGCGAAACGCTGATCGTTCAGCTCAGAAATTGATCGGTGTCATCACCGTCCCCCTGTTCGTCACTGATGCAGTGACGAGCAAGGTGACGGTTGCTGGCAGTATTCCGTTCAATTTCACCGCTACGAAGCCTGATAACGCCCCTGACTCTTTCGCCGCCGATTACGCTGCCTATGTGCAGTCCCTAATCGGCTCGACTTTGTTCAAGGATATGCTTATCAACGGTTTCTCGGCTACTTAACTTAACAGTTCTGTAGCCGGGTCCACCACAACGTAGTAGGAGCAGAGTATGGAGCAACTCTATACCCTGGTTGCACGCCTTGCGCGCGACCTGAACACCACTCTCTCTCTTCAAATGGCTCACGCCATAGAAAAGAGG